GGTCACGTGCATCGCGTTGTCGAGCTTCTTCTGCCCGACGGTCTTAATCTCTAAATCTTTGTCCATACTGATGTTTGTTTGTTGTTGGGGGCTAAAGCCCCGTTGGTTGTTGGTTTGTTTAGGTGTTTAGTTGTTCGTTGTTAGTTGTTAGTTGTTCGGTTGTTTACGGGCTGCGCGCAAGGCCCTCGTTTGTGATCTTTGACGGTGCAAACGTAAACGTAATGCCGCGCGATATGCTTGCGCCGGAGATTTTTTTTCAACAGACATTCCGCAGAAGGGGGCGACCTTCGCTGTCATCACAGAAAAACCTCCCACCCTTCCGTGTCTTCGTACAATGGCCAAGGATTATTATCAGCTCTCAGTATGAAAAGCCCCTCGGGATCGTTGATCACAGGCATGGCGTGCCCCTCCGCTTTCGTCCATTCCATGAAAAGCTCCGACCATTTAGAGACCGTAATAAAGTCCTTCTTCACCTCCAGTACAGATGGATCTTTCGCCTTATCAATCGGGCGGTATCGAATATCGCCCACCCTCAGGTCCTCAATGAGGGCAATGCGCTTGCGCTCCCACGGGCAAACGGTCTTGCGAACGTGCGCCGCATTCTCAATTCTCACGGCTGGCTTTACGAGCTTAATCTCGACGGGGAACTCTTGGTCTGCGAGATAGTTGTTGATCACCTTAAAAGACGGTGCGAGCTTGCCAGATTGGTTCAACCACCCCTTCAAGGCCTCAATCGTAGACTTTTGCTTTCTCAAAAGCGCGAAATCGTCAGCGCGCATGACCACGTACCGAATATTGCGCCCCTTTTGAAAGGCCATATCGACAGCGTCTGCAATGTCCTGCAAGCCATCCGCAGTGTTCGAGTTCGACCAGTCGGCCGTACTTACGCGGCGATTGTCGTTAGGCATACCACAGCCGACGAATGCAGTGGTTACGATGCCGTCGTTGTTGGTCGGATTCAGCATGAATCCACCACGCGAAAGCAGCTGCAGGGCCATCCATTCGATGCGACCTCTGACACCATTGTAAGCTCGATCCGTATCCTTGAATGCGAGATCAAGCACAGATCGCAGCCGGGCGTCGTTTCGGATGTCTGATTGGAGTCGGATATATTCGTTCAGATCCGACTCGTTCATCGGGTACTTTATGGAGATCTTCGGAATATCTCCAGAGAGCTTCCGAATCACCTCCCGGCTCTTTATTGGCGCGGACGAGTCAAAGCTGATCACGTCTGCAATTACGGGAACGCCTTGTTCCCCGACGAGCGTTTTCCAGGTCAAAGTGCTGACTTCTTTGATCCCAAAGAAGTTCGGGAAAAACATGGGGGTTGGATTGGATCTCAATCGCCCCTCAAGGTTGGCTTGGTTCACCAACGATAAAATGCTTCTTTCCATTGTTGTTTGTCTTCACTGATTATACAAAGCGAATGCGCGTGCGTTCCTTCAAAACATTGTCGAGAGGGAACAACATCGATGCCTCTGTCACCGTCCCCCTCACAAGCAGCCCACAGCTCTGATTGGCAACGGTGAGGTTTACTTTGTTCTTTGTCAGAAACACCTCACTCTTCTTATCGCCATACTTGGGCACTGCGCTACCTGCGCCCTGTTTGTCCTTGGCCAGCACAAGTACGTCGCCCTTTGCAGCGGCGCCAATGGTAGCGGCCAGTGTGATAATGTCGAACTTCGGGTCGCTCTTATCGATCTCCGTGATCACGTCGGAAGCCTTGTCAAACGCACCTCCGAGGGTTACGGCGTCGCCCACGACAAAGAGGTGCTTCTTCTCCACCTTGTACTTCGCGGTCGAGGCAGCCTCATAGACGCGCGCAGTTTTGATCACATGGTAGACACCCGTTTCCGAGTCTTTCACCACGGGTGTAAGCGGAGGCAATTCATCCAACGTCTTGCCGGAGAAGATAGCCGCTCGAAGCTCGCTGCGATCGATCGTTCCGCCGCCGACTACGTCTTCCAGCTCCTTCACGATGCCGGGCTTGTACTGAAATTCTCGCTCTTGACTTAAAAATGGCATAATGTCTTACTGTTAAATTGTTAGTTGTAATTCGTTTATTCAGCGCCCGCATTGAACGTCGCTGTGCCTCTTTCAGCACTCTGATCCGTGGCCTGACTCATGAAGTTTGCCCAGTCTTCAGCTGTGCGCGCCGTGCTTTCCGCAGGCATGGAACGCATACCGCCTGAGGCTACGTTTTGATTGATGGCATCTTGCCGAATGGCTGTAAGCTCATCTCCGAGCGTCTTCACTTGCTCTTCGATTGAAGCATCTGCGGATGTATTGATCCGCGAAATCCACGATTCCGGCAAACCGGCTTTCTGAATGGCAGCTTTCGCCTCTGAAAGGCGCGCGGCGTTGGCAGCTTCTGCTTCCGACTTAGTGATCCTCGATCGGATCTCTTGTAGCTGCTTATTCAGCTCGGCCAGCTCTGCGTTAGCTCCGGTTGGGATGGTGTCTCCGAGCGGCTTCGGCGGGATAGGCTGCGTGGGATCCGGTGCGATGGGTTTGCCGTCTTTCAGGCCATGCGCCTTTTCGTACTCCGCAATGGCTGCTTTGCGAGCCTCCTCTGCTTTCTCTTTAGCCGTCTTGTCGGCCTCTTCGATGGCTGGGAGCATGTGCTCCTTGAAGGCTTTTACAGCGGCTGCGACGCCGTCCACGGCGTTCACGCCAAAAGCCTTCTGCACCCTTTCGGCGTGGCTCTCGCTTACACCTTGTTCTTTGAGTGCCTTTTTGATTGCTTCAATGACTGTCATCTGTGAGTGTTCTCTCTTTAGTTGCTGTGATTGTTGAATAGATGGTATTGCAATGCAGCCCCACTCTTTCCCAAGAGCGGCTGTGTTGTTTGTCTAATTGTTCTACGAATGCAAAGATTGCATGCCACGTCTGCAATATCAGCATGTCTGGCAAACTTTTTTGCGCTCCGGCCCTTCAGACTCTTTTTCCCCCTCTGCGACAGCTCGCTAACCAAGCTGTTGGAGTGGTTACGAACCCCTTTGGGCGACTCCGGGCGGCTCTTGCTTTATATGCGCGCAGAGTGACTGGAACACTTTTCCAACATCTCAACATATTCTATCTCAGGCTGCTTTTTATTTGCAGACCAAATCAGCGTCACAGCATAAGGGTGCTTGCATGGCGCTTCAATCCATCATTTTCACACCGAATCTTATTTGCAGACTAACTCCCGGGCCACCATTCCGAGGGAGTCCTCGAGATGGTCTGCCCAGCGGCGTTACCTTTGTCCAATTAAAACAGCATCCAACAATGAGCAAAGAAGAATTGATTAAGCAATGCCTCTACTATAACGGGGAGACAGAATACCCCAAAGGAAACAATCTCGGCTTTTGGCTATGGGAAAAATGCTGGGTGGAATATGAATTGACAGGCATAGATAACACCCCATATCGATACCCCCGAGTGTGCGATGGGGTGGTTGCTACACCTATCCCCGAGGGTGTGGAGACTCCTCCTCAGCTGTTGACCTTCTTGTTTCAGCATTATTTGGCAAGCCATAGAGTACCACCTGGGAAAGAGTTAGAAGAGGATCACAAGGACGAGTTTTTCCGGCATTTGTACCGGTACTACAGCAAATCAAAGAAGGTCGCAATCGATGACGATCAATATGCGGCCGTCGTCCGGTCTCACCAAAGACCGAGCCGATATGAGTTTAAGCCTTGATCCGCGTGGTAGAATGACCTCGCTTTCCGGAACGTTTACTGTAACAAAAGCATGAGCGCCTTTTTTGGCTCTAATATTCACCCTGACGTCTCGATCATCCCCAAACACATTCAAACCCTCTACACAACTGGTCGACTTGAATCCCGGGTCTGATAGGATCATCCCGGCGTTGTTGTTCAAGAATTGTACAATATCACTTGCAGAGTCACTGTTGCACCCTATGAATTTTATATACCCACTATCCTCGTATCTGTAAAGCAGCACATCTTTTGGCAGTGTGTTTCTCTCTATTATGGCGTCTAACGTCTTTACCGTTTTCAGATTGTCCCCTGTCATTCGGACGCCATTTCTTAGATCCTCATTTATAAAGCTCGAGTTCCAAGTTTGGATATATCCGAGCGGGGTGGCATTTCGTCGTTCCCTACGCCAAACTTGTGTATATTCCTCCTGCGACACAATAGGATCATAGAGTTTTTGGCGGTAGTCCCATTCGTCCCAAGTTTGGAAGCCTCCATTCAGCTCCCTTCTTTCATCCCACGCCTTCTTTACCTCGATCTTATGACGGAGGCGAGCCATCAGCGCGTCTACCTCCGAAGGATCCGCGCCGGCTGCTATTCGGCCGCTCACCTTGCCACCGAGGAGCGTAATGGAAGGCACGTCGGCAAAATCAGTCGCAATGGCTTCAAGGGTTGCGGCATGTCGGTTGGTAGACACACGCGTATTCCATCGCCTTTGAATGTCCTCCTTTTGCCACGCAGTCTTTTCTGGTCGAGAAGGTTTGGCTGGTGCGCCACCCCCTGACACGTTCGCAGCGGCCTCCTTGTCGAAGAAGGGCACATTGTGCAGGTATGAGTAGGAGGTGCGATAAGAGGGGTGCTGTTCGACGTACTCAAGAGCACTGGCGGGCATGTCACGCAGTACGCGTCCGGCAGGCATGCGACCCGTCACAAGGTAGTCTGTGAACTCCTGTCCGCTGAGCATGACCGGCGTAGCGTGGCAGATACAGAACGGATGCCAGGGGAGGAACTTGAAGCCTTTCGGGTACGTGCCTTTCATGGCGTCACACACCGGGCAAGGCTTAGCCGATGTGCCCGATCGCTCCACCTTTACGCCTAAGACGAAGTCCAACGACTGCCAACGCTGATGGTCGGATTCGTGGTAGGCAATGTTCGTCTCCGTGGCTCCCACACGCAGGGCATTCATGTAACTGGATCGGTAGACGCCGCGCCCGGGGTGATAGTCTTTCATAGGTTGCGACATGACCAACTTACCATCGGCATTACGCACACGTCGGAAGCGTTTGTCCGGTTCCTTGAGGATGTAGCGTATATCCTGCGACAAAAGCGTGGCTGGTCGCCCCTCGGCAATGCCAGACGCGAGATAGAACTCCATGTTTTCGCGTGCTCCCTCGACCACACTCCAGATGCGATCTGAGAGGTTCATTCCCGCATGCTTACGCTGCATGAAGGCGCGTAGCCCCTCGGCGTTGCGGGTAAACATGCCGCGGCGAAAAGTTTCCGAGAGAGGGATGTCGGCAATGAAGTCCCGGATCATCTCGTCAACCTTTCGGTTCGAGTCTTCCCACGCCGCACGGGTATTGGCGTCTATGTTGGCCACGAGATCAGTGTGCAACTGGTCGAGGAGCTTCTCGATGCGCTTTTCGGCCACGCGGTTATGCAGCCACACGTCAGACGGATGAATGATGCCCGGTGTAGCCTTGGGCGTCCACCGTTCGAGCTGTGTGCCAGCTTCGCGCGCAAAGCGATCAAAGATGCGTTTGATGTCTTCTTGCTGAGCTGCAAGTCGGAGTATGTGTTTGCGGTCGGAGAAATGCACGGCGGGTGGGGTGGTAGTGATAAAAAAGCGGGGCGCCCCTACGCGTAAAGAAGGAGCGCCCCGTGCTGCAATTGGTTAGGAGATGGCGGCGATCTGGTTCAGCTCCACCCAATACGGATGCCCGTTTTTGTGGTGGCTGATCTGCCGTTTGGCAAAGTCGACGGCCGTCACGGTGACTTTTTGCCCATTCATC